GCCCGGTGAATTTAGAGATGTAGACGTTCCAGGTGGTGCTATCAGAGACAATATCACTTTTTTACCCTATAAAGAACCTTCACCTACATTATTCTCCTTATTACAAAATATAGTAGAAGAAGGCAAGAAGTTTGCTAGCATAGCAGAAATGAAAACTTCTGACATGAATAGTCAGGCACCAGTTGGAACTACTCTAGCATTACTAGAAAGAAACATGAAAGTTATGTCAGCAGTACAAGCTAGGCTTCATGCTTCAATGAAAAGAGAGTTTGAGATACTTGTTAATGTAATTAAAGATTTTACAGAACCTACTTATCCTTATGAAGTAGCAGAAGGACAGCAAATTAAAGTACAAGACTTTGATGCAAGAGTAGATGTTTTACCAGTATCTGACCCAAATGCAGCTACAATGGCTCAAAGAATTATGCAGTATCAAGCTGCAATGCAATTAGCACAACAAGCACCACAGTTATATGATTTAGGTCAATTACACAGACAAATGCTTGAAGTATTAGGCATTAAAGATGTAGATACTATTGTACCTCCACAAGAAGATGTACCTCCAGTTGACCCAGTTACAGCAGTACAAAATATTATTACTGGTAAACCTGTACGAGCTTATGAGTTCCAAGACCATGAAGCTCATATACAAACACTTATGTCTGCACAGCAAGACCCAAATATACAAGCAAAAGTACAACAAAGTCCAAATGCTCAAGTTATTCAAAGTGCTGGTTCAGACTATATTATGCAACATCTATCGTTACAATTTAGAGACCAAGTTGAAAGAGAAATGGGTGTAGAGTTACCTCCAGTAGGAGAACCTCTACCAGCAGATGTTGAAAAACGTATATCTGAATTAGTGGCTGAAGCAGCTAAACGTGTAGCTACTACAAATGCTGCACAAGCAGAACAAGCTAGAATACAAGAACAAGCACAAGACCCATTAATACAAGCTAAACAAAGAGAGCTAGCTATTAAAGAAGCTCAAGTTGCAAATAAACAAAAAATTGATGAGTCTAAGATTTTAATAGATGCTGTTAAATTAAAAACAAATAAAGAATTAGAAGAAGCTAGAATACAAGCTCAACAAGAAGCAACTGGTTTAAATATAGGACAGCGTATTGCTAGCGATTTGCTATCTAAAGAAGCAGACAAAGAAAAACAATCTACACAAGATTACAAATTAGGGCTTGACATTGCCAAGGATATAGTAAAAGATATCAATCTGAATGAGTAATGATATCAATGAGCAATCACTTTCTACGTTCTTAACTAAGAAGTTACGAACAATTATGAATGAATGTTCAGACCATATCTCTACAGGAAGTTGTAAAGACTTTGCTGAGTATAAAAAAATGACAGGAATAATCGAGGGTTTAGCCCTTGCAGAGCGTGAAGTTCTTGATTGGAAAGAACAACACCTTAAAGAATAGGAACTCGACACCTTAAAGTCGTGCAAATATATGACTGATAAAAAAGAAATAAATATCCCAAAACCAGATAGTGTTGAAAAACCAGAGGTTAGTGACAAAGTAAAAAGTCAATTACCTCAACCAAAAGGTTGGAAAATACTTGTAGCCATGCCAGCAGCAAAAGAAAAAACTGATGGCGGTATCATAAAAGCTAGCAAAACGATAGTAGATGAAGAAACCTCAAATATTTGTGGGTTTGTTTTAAAACTAGGTACTGAAGCTTATGGTGATACAAAAAGATTTCCGACAGGACCTTGGTGTAAAGAAGGAGATTGGGTAATATTTAGAGCTTATTCAGGCACTCGTATGAAAATGTATGGTAAAGAGTTTCGTTTAATTAACGATGATACTGTAGAAGCAGTAGTCGATGACCCAACAGGAGTAGTCAGAGCATGAGTGAAAGTATAGAGCAAGTAATAGATACAAACGCAGAACCTGTATCAGAACAAACATCAGAAGATAAATTTTTTGGTGTAGCAAGTGAAATTAATACACAATCTAGTAATGATATTGAGATTGAAGTTGTTGATGAAAGACCGCCTGAAGATATTAGAGCACCAAAAGTAGAAACTGATGAAGCTCCTGTAGATGATGAAACAGTTGATAAAGAGATAGCAGACTATAGTAAAAGAGCTGCTGACAGAATTAATAAAATTAAGTATGAATACCATGAGGAGCGTAGAGCAAAAGAACAGGCTCTAAGAGAGTCTCAGGAAGCTACAAAGGTATTAAAAAACTTAATGTCTGAGAATCAAAGACTGCAAAGCGTTGTAAGTCAAGGTGGCGATGTTTTAAATCAACAAGCACTAAATAATGCTCAATGGGCAAAATACAACGCACAACAAAAGTTTAAAAGTGCATACGAAGAAGGTAATGCAGAAGAAATGGCAGCAGCACAAGCTGAACTTGCACAAGCAACATTAGCTGAACAACAAGCTGGCACTTATGCACAACAGATGCAACAACAAATAGCATCTCAATATGTTGCTCCAAAAGAAGAACAAATAATAGAAAAACCTTCTGACCCAGATATGGATAATTGGTCAAGAAAAAATCCTTGGTTTATGAGTCAACTACCAGAACACCAAGAAATGACCTCTTACGCACTAACGATAGATAGGAGACTTCGTAATCAAGGTATATTACCTGAACAAGACTCTAAAAAATATTACGCAGAAGTAGATAAATATATGCGTAAAGAATACCCACAATTTTTTGGTGTTACACAAGATGTAGCTTCTAGTGAAACAGAAGTAGTCGCAGAAACACCTAAACGACAGGTAATTAATCCTGTTGCACCCGCAACGAGGAATAGCGGTAAACCACCTCGCAAAATACATCTGACTCAGAGCCAAGTCGCCCTCGCAAAGCGTCTTAATATAACTCCAGAGCAGTATGCAAACCAACTATTGAAGGAGTCTTAATATGTCTGAGATAGATAATAAAGAACTTAATAATGCTAGCGAAGAGCAAGCACAAGAGCGTACCCCAAGGGAAATAGAAAGCCGAGAGGCTAGCCAGCGAGTACAAAGCTGGGAGAACCCATCAAACTTACCAAATCCAACACCTCAAGAAGGCTGGGTATTTAGGTATATTAGAACTAGCCTTTTAGGTCAAGCTGATAATCCTAATGTATCAAGAAAGTTTAGAGAAGGATGGCAACCTTGTAAATTAGAGGACCACCCTGAACTACAAATTCATATGATGGACCACAATTCAGAATGGTCGTTGAAAGGTAATGTTGAAATTGGTGGGCAACTGTTATGTAAGATGCCAGAAGAAAAAGCGAAGGCTAGAGATGAATATTTTGCTAATTTAGCACAGTCTCAAATGGAATCTGTAGATAACACTTATTTTAAAGACCAAGATTCTAGAATGGCTACCAAACAAGTTTTTGAAAGAAAATCACGAACAACATTTGGTAAAGATTCATAGTTTCTTATTTAATAAATTATTAATATAAGGAGACAATTATGTCATCAAGTGCAACTCCTCACGGAGCTAGACCTGTTGGAACAGTTGTTGGAAGCCCTTATCAAGGTAAAGTTACACATTACAAAATTAAAAATGCATATGGTACATCTATATTCTATGGTGATTTTGTAAAGTGGGGTGACGATAACCCTAATACCACTATTCAAAAAGATACTGGTACAGCAACTTTAACACCTATTGGTGTTTTCCTTGGTTGTGCTTACACAGACCCAAATACAGGTCAATTCACACCAAACCAATATTATCCAGCATCAACTGCTGCAGATGATATTGTTGCGTATGTTGCTACTGACCCTTTTATACTAATGCATATGCAATCAGACGAATCTCTTGGACAAGACGACCTTGGCAAGAATTGTGCTGTTGTGCAAACTGCAGGTAGTACATCAATCGGTACAAGTAAAAACGCAGTCGATGGGAGTACAGCAGCTACTACCAATACACTACCATTAAAAGTCGTAGACTTTGTAGATGGACCAGATAGTGCTATTGGTGATTCGTATACTGATGTACTAGTTATGTTTAATGTTGGACACCAGTTGTTAAATACAACAGGTATAGGTTAAGGAGTAAATTATGGCAGCTATTTCAAGAGCTAACGAGTTAAAACAACTCTTACCTGGTCTTAACGCATTATTCGGTGAAGAATATAATCGTTACGAGAACGAGCATGAAGAAATCTATGTAACTGAAAATTCTGAAAGAAGTTTCGAAGAAGAATTGAAGTTATCTGGTTTTGGAGCTGCTCCAGTAAAAGATGAAGGTTCAGCTATCACTTATGATACTGCACAAGAATCTTTTGTCGCTAGATATACGCATGAAACTATTGGTTTAGGATTCAGCATTACTGAAGAAG